GGCAGGAGCAGGTTCCGTTGTATTGGAAGTGATCCTGTATGCGGCAGCGGCGATTTCACCGGAGTCGAGGGCATTTGCGCCACCGAGTGCGGTAGTTGCGCCGTCTATGGCGGTTAATCCATCCTGGTCTTTCTTTCGCTCTATAGCATTCTGAGCAAGAGAACCTGTCTGAGCATAGGCGTTGGCGCTTATTCTCAAGGCAACCCTGTCAGTTATGACGGTGTGAACACCGATAACCGTGGGCGTGATTGAGAAGAGCGTGTCTTCCATCTGTTGCGGGTTGTCCAGTTCAGTATTTTCGGTAACGGCCTGTGCGCTGAGTTTCGACATTGAAACTTCATTCCAGATCGTTCCCGTATTTTCGTCGAGTCTTTGCCTATCGACGAGGTTAGGCATGACACCGGCAAATTCTCTCACGATTCTTGCGGAAGCAATCATCGTGGGAATCGAATCAGCCAGTGAATCGGTTACTGTATTTCCTACAGCCATTTCACTAACTCCTTATCCCTATATGCGGATTCCCTGTTTTCTCAACACGTCAGCCGCTTGTGCTATTTCATCTCTTGAGACAGAAACGTCAGAGTTACCCATGCGTTCCAGAAGCTGATTGCCGTTCATGGAAGAAGGAATAGATGACGATGAATCGAGATCCAGCGTATTTACTCCATGCTCCTCAAGAGCCTGCTTTACCTTTGCCTCTGTTTCCCTGGTTAACTCGTCCTGCTGTTGCAGGCGACGGCCCCGTTCTAGCTGGCGCACTGCACGATTAAACTCGGCATGGGCAGCATAAATGCCGCTCATATCCTTGTTTTCAAATGCAGGCGCCCACAAATCTCGAAAAGCGGCAAGTTCAGGAGCTGTTTCTACGTTGAGTCCCAGCTCATCCATCGCCTCTGTGATCTCTTCGATCATACCCTGAGTCGCTACCTGAAAACTGTTCGTGGCTCTCCTGTCAGCGGCATTTGATTCTACCTTCTGAAGGTCTTCCACGAATGCTTCAGGGTCTTGCGATCCATCACGACGTACCAGCGCCTGTACAACATCAACAAGCGTTTCCACCTTGTCAGAGAGATCATTGTTTTGAGTGGTCTCTCTGTTCAGGCTGTGAAAACGTCCTTCAAGTGACTTGTAGTCGTTTTCTCTTTTTGATGCCTGTTCTTTCATCTCTGTCACTTGCGCTTGCAGAGCCTCGATAGTAGGGGGTTGCTCATCTGATGCTGACGGGGATAAGGTCGCGGGGCCGTTAGCTGCGTCAGCTTCAGGGGCAAGTTCGCCTGTACCGTTTGCTTCTGGTTGTTGTGGCGGGCTATCAAATCCCCCCACTCCATTCTGTAACGTCATTTCTTACCTCACAGTTACTGTTAGTTTAGAGCCAAAGTTTTTTCTTTGTCAAAAATAAAGTTAATTTGTTCCTGTATCAAGACCATTACCGCGCTCCCACTGGTTCCTGTAGCTCTGCCAGTTCCTCTTCGGTCATGGATTCAATATAATATTCAGGGCGAAACCGACCCTGATAGGGTATTCGTAGTTCTCCAGTGACTGGATGGGGTTCAGAATCATATTGTTGTATTGCCCGATTATAGTCCTGTCTTTTTGTTTGCAGCACAGGAATACCATCTCTGCCTTTCTCTATCTGGTAAATATCATTGAAAGCTTTTCCAGATAATGGCTTCTGTGTATAACCCCATTTTCCTAACAGAAGATCGAGAACAGGATCGTTTGTTCTTGCTATCTTCTGTTCTTTCTTAATTTCCTTTATTATCCACTTAAGATCTGCCGCATCATGAACTGTCCAGTCAAGATGGTCAACAGCTCCCGCTTTGAAACTGTTAGGGCTATCTACTGCCTCTGGATGAGTAGTAACAAATTCCCATTTTTCAGTAAAATCCTTTCCGCTTGGTAGGCCGTTCTCAATTACTTCCTCTCTAAGACTCCAGTAGTTATCGATAATATATTGAATATCACGATCATATTCCTTAAATAGCCCTTCTGCCTCTGGACTGGCAGAGCTGTACTTCTGTTCCTCTATAAGATCAAAGTGATCAGACACTATTGATGAGGGATCTTTCAAAGTTTCTAATCTTCTATCACGTTCCTGATAGTTAAATTCCATAGTTACCGGATCTACTAAAGAAGGCCAGTTATTTAAGCTTCCGGTTTCTCCGTCCTGAAGCACATCCGCTGTCATAACCCGCCAGTATTCCTCCATAGCCTGGTTAAACTCATGTTCACTTGGATCCATTTCCGCAAAGTCATCTACAACAGCATCATACTTCTCATCAATCCCCTTTGAGGAATATGCGTATTCCTTGAACTGCGCCTGCATGATTTTTCTAAGTGGCGCTCCAACACCATGTCTACTAAGTCCTTTTATAACCAGCTGATCCCTATTCACACGGACTTTCATTTTTTCGTCAAGGTATTCAGCATGGCCAGAACCCTTCTCAATCATCTCCTCCCTATGCCTGTTAAGTTCTTCCTGTATCTGGGGGTTTTCATTCTTGATTGTATTTAAAAGCCCAGCATGTAGATCCACGTTCCACCTGGGAGGAAACTGACCTGGCTTATGGTCATACTCTGCGAGTTCCTCTTCGGTCATCGACTCAAAAACATCTCGAACCATTGCTCCGGCTGTATCTTTTCCTGTCATGGGTGATGTTCTTGTTCCTAGCGCTCCCAGAGCCATACCCTGCCATGAATCACCTTCTATCATTCCCTGTACAAAGAATGGCAACGATGATTCTCCTATATGAAATAGTGCATCTTTCGGCCCTTCAATATTCTCGTATTTAAGAGCGTCGAAATCGCCTCCCAGAGCCGCAACTCCTCCTTCTGCGAGCGTGGCCCCGAATTCCACACCGACAGCACCACGATATGCTATGAAACGCAATATGGGGTTATCTCTTGAGTTAGCTGCCCATATATTTTGTATCGGATCCCCACCAGGTGCCAGAGAACTGATCACACCAGTAAGTAATTGCATCAACGCCCTTGTCTGTCCACCTATTCCAAACCACTGTCCGTCCACCTCTATCGATAGGTATCGTTTTCCACTGAGAGGATTAATGCCTGTCTGGATATCATTTCTGATCCTCTCGGCAGTGTGTCCTTTTGCCATGCCAGTGCCAATTGCAGCCGATATATATAACCCATGTATGCCCGTGAGAAGAAGTGCCATAGACCGAGCGGCTTCCTTCTGCCTTAACGTGGCTCCTGGCCCTCCGGCAAGCCTTCCCGCCTCGGCAGGCACGTACCTAATGGCATCTGCTGTCAGGGCAATTGTTGACCGCAATAGCTTCGGAGAGAATGCCATAAACATACTTTCTATATTTCTTCTTGCTGAACTTACCCCAAGTGCCTGTGTGTCCAATCCACCTGTCATGTTCCGTATGTATGCCGCCAGTTCTGGAAGAGTGCTACCTGGACGACCTGATTTAGTCCACCACGGTTTCATTGCTTCCCAGAGCAATGCCCTGTTCATGGCAAGGAACATGCTGTAACTGGACTGAAAACGACCAAATGTCTGGTTAACAGCCGTCTGGCTTCCACCCCGCATTTTCGCAGCTCCCCTGCCGATAGCAAGCACACCCCTATCAAAATTAGCAAGGTCTGCTTCGGAAGCGCCGCTATCAATATCTCCGATAACATGGCCCAATAACTTACCCCCTCTATTGGAAGGAAGCCATGAGGTTAATTTTGCCACTGGCAAGCCCTGTCCCTTTTCCAGTGCGATAAACATTTCCATGTCACCTACGGGAATTCCATACTGTGCCATTTCCTTAAATGTCTCGATATGGTCAAGTATGAATTTCCCCTGGATAGCAGGATTGGCAAAAGCCGCAAACTGTCCACCAGTAGATTTCGCCCATACTTTTGGATTTCGCGTAAGTGTAGGCTGGCCATGTATGAACGGAGCGCCCCAGTCTGCGTTAGCCTGAAGCCACCTGGAAGTATTGGCAACATTCCCTGCAAGTGCTGTGAATCCTCCCTTTCTTCCCACGAGATTATTGACGCCGCCTACTAGTTGCTCGAAGTCTTCTTCCCTAAAGTACCTTCCCCGCCAGAACCGAACGTCTATCTTTTCCCCTGTCTCTCCCCATAGTGATGCAGGTAATAGAGTTTTCCCATCTTTTCCTGTAGGTTTTAATGTGGTTCGTATCCTCTTTAAGTTAGCTTTAGCCTTGTTTCTTTCCTGCTTTGCCGCTCCATTAGCTACCCGTGCTTCATCAATTGTTCGTTCCAGTGCGGCTTTTGTGGTGCCTGTATACGCTGATGGACGTTTCTCATATAACTGCTTTAGTGTTTTACGTGTTACGTCATACGCGCTCTCTGCATCAATCAGTCTTTTCCACTGTTGGGGATATAGTTCTTTAAGAATATAATCAGGTGAAAAGGCAATGCCTCTATCCATAAAAGCCTTGCTGAGTTGTTCCTGTATAATTTCGTGATACCCAGCCATAAGATGAACTTTCAGGTTCTCTCTGGGGCCGTAATATACTATTTCACCCCCCTGAAATTTGCCCGCCATATCATCCCATCCCATGCGGGCGCTTGTTGCCAGCTCATGGGTTCTACTAGAATGCGGATTTGATCCTGCCAAAAGAATCTCGTCTATGCTTTGAAGGTTTCTAGGTATATAAAATAACCCTTGCCTGTCTTTGGTTAACGGGTCTAGGCCGTAGCTAAGTCGCAGCTCCTCCAGTTCGTCAACAACCTTGATGTAATTATCTATATAAGCTCGTTGAGCATCGGTAAGAACATCAGCAAAAGCGTCTGGATCGCTAAACACGTCTAACCAGTGAGTTCCGGTATTTTCGAAAATACCATCCCTGTCTATCTTGAAAGGAAGTTTTCCTGAAAACTTTCCAACCGAAAGAGTCCCTATTTTAGGTACCCTAAGTTCGGGTATTCTACCGAGGTCGAATCCCAGAATTTTAGGAGCATGTTGCTGGTGAACATCAAGAGCAGACTGAATAGCAATATTAGAGAGGTCTCCTGCTATCGCTGAACTGCGGGCATAACCAATCATCAGTTTTTTCATATCCGAGGTAGCCGCAACAGACGGGTTGATTCCGGTTTGTTTCAATAACGTCTGTAGTACTCCGTCTTCTAATGTTACGATCTCCTCTATTAAGTCATCGAGACTGCGTAAATCAGCAACATAGAAACGTCCACCGGCACCCCCGCTCACACCAATCTTTTTACCCCACATACCAAGTATCTCTATTGCTCTGGGATCGCCGGACATAATAGCCTTGACATAATTTCCGTTCGCATCTCTGGCTATAAGTCCCACATCCATGAGTCTCCGCAAGGTACCGTTGGTCTCTGAAAGCAGTAATGTTCCTTCTTTACCAGCCTGACGGGTAAGGGTCTCCGTGTACTTTGCCATGTTTATGGAAGAGCCTTCCGGCATGTTAAGCCAGAACCGGAGGTCATTTTCAAACAGGGTGGTAGCTATTCTTTCGCCTGTCTCTGTAGAAAATAATGGCAGGTTTAATTTCCGGTTGAGAGTCTGGGAAACAATATCCTGTGTACTATTTCTGACAGCAGAGGCAGCTTCTGGGTTCCTGACCAACACTTCCGGTATATGTTGGATGATGGTTTTAAGCATCCCCAGATCATGGGCGGCTTTTGCCGTGAAAATAACTGCTTTGGCTGTGCCAAAGATAGGCATTGTTACAATACTGGAAGGAGCAACAAGACCCGTGATAAGTTCCTGTTGCCACGGTCTTTGTTCGTTGATATGGGCAATAGCACGGGTCTTTTCTTCCCAGTCCAGTCCTTTTCCTTTTTCTCCGAATATTATCTCTCCGACTTCTTCTGAAGGGGGAGCATAGAGGGGACTGCGTTTGTCATGAAGAACCATAGATAGAGGATTCATTGCATGCACGATATCGCTGCCAAGACCAAAGGTGTACTTATCAAGCCACTCCTCACCCTTTCCCGTTGCATAGTTGGCAACTTCTGCCTCTGCCTGAAGAGCGCCAATAAGACCTATCCCTCCTGGATAATCAGATACCTCTATATCTCTTTCCAGCGGATCAAGCTTGAAAGCTTCTTCCTGCCTAATCCTCACCTCTTCTCCCTTAGCTTCCTGCGCTTCCCTCGATAGATCCGCCGTACCGAAGAATCTTCCAGGTTTAACTCCTCTTTCTTCCTGTGCTTTTTTCGCTTTAAAAGCAAATTCTTCTTCGGGGGAAACAATCCCTGTGACTGATGCAGCAAGTGCCTTTTTATTCTTTTCCTTTTGAAGGCGCTGTGCCTCTGCAAGAGCTTCAGGATCAAATCCCATCTCACGCTCACGTATCTGGCCTGTAATATGCTCAAAACCTGGTAAGCCCTTGAAGTAATCAATGGCCTGTTCAGGAGTTAAATCTTCAATATTTGTTAAGGAGAATCCTTTTCCCATTATCTTCTACCTCTTCTGAATACAGAGAATGCCCTGCCGCCGCCGCCCCTGCCAGTCGCAAGAAGCCTGCGCCTTTCCGTGAGTCTTCTGTTCTCAGCTATCTGGAACTCTCTTGTCAGCTTGAACTGATCCTCAAATCCTGGGAGCCTGCTTTCAAAGAACTCTTCCTGTGTCATACCTGGAGTGACTGTGGTTGCACGGTCACGCGCTCCTCCCATTAGGATAGAAAGTCGTTCTTTAGGTGATCTTGCTGCTTGTTCTCTGTCGTGCTTTTCCTGTGGAGTTTCATCAGGTGGAATTATCTCCGCCGGAGGAGGTGCTGGTGCTTCTACTGGTACTTCTGGTTGATCTGCAGCTGGTCTTCCTTCAAATTCTGGATATTCCACTGGAGGGGCTTCCACTGCTTCTTCTACTTCATCTGTTGCCCACGGAGATGGAACTTGACCAGGAGAACCAGGAAATGTTGCCATATAGTCTATTCCCGCACCTGGTGCAGCTATTCCTGCGGCTCTCTCTTCGTCTGAGAGGCCCATCTCTTCTTCGTACTGTTCTTCATCAAATGTTCTAGCAGGCCTGCTAGCAGCAGCCCATGCTTGCTGAAATTCCTGTCCCTGCATTTGGCCCTGTAGCCATGTAGCGTATTCAGGACGTTCTTCAGCTATCTCAAGCAGTGCTGGTGTCATGCCTCTAAGATCGAATGCTGGTGCTGGTTCCGGTTCCGGTACACCACGCGGTGGGGCATATCCTGGCATACCTGGTGCGGTTGGCGGGCCAGACGGATCTATTCGTGCTATAAACGCATTATATTCCTGTGGCGAAGACCCGATAGTTCTTGCAATTATGCTATTAAGGGATGCGGTATCCGTTACACCTGCGATCTCAGCCTGCAAGGCAATATCAGGTATGACATTTGTAGTCAGAAAATCGTATAACTCAGGACTTGTATTTGCATTGATGATCCCTGTCTCTCGGAGATGTGAAGTTATATGGGCGGTACGGTTTTTTGCAAAGTCAGTGGCCTGCGTAGACAGGTAAGTGTTCTGGCCAGTGGCGATTGCACCGCTGACAGCATTTTGAAATTCAGGATCTGAAAGCATCTCCGCATGTGTCCCATACTGTTTTGCTTCCATGAGGGCATAGACCGCAAGCTTGTCTTCCTCAGAAGTATTAGTCCATGCAACCCAGTTTTCAGGCTCTATGATATCGTCTGCGAGTGCATCAAGAAGATCTTTTCTGCCGGAAGTCGTGCCGATCTCTGAACTGCTGATAGGGCGTTCTTTCCGGTTCTGTCTCCATGATGCCAGAACACGCTCTCTGAGCGCAGCATCCTTTTTCATTGCATCGAAGCTGCTGTACTGAAACACCACGGGCATCAGTTCCCGCCAGTCCTCTGCGATATATCCTGGATCTGTTCCCTTGGACGCGGCATGTACCTCGTCAAGCAATGACAGGTATTTCTTTGCTGCGTCTTCCCGTTCCTGTGGATCCTGCATGAGGTTGGCCCAACTGGAAGATTCTTTTACTGTAAGGGTATCGCGTACCTTTTCTATGAACTTTTCCCCGTTTGGCCCGTTCATGAAGGTAAGGGCCTTAAAGATATCAAAGGCAGACTCTGTGGAAGCTCCACCTGCCAGCAATTCAGCCCTGTAATTGTCTCCCGCCTCCGTATCATTTACCAGAAAATCCACAAGGTTGTTTATCTGTTCACGGACAGCGCTTTCCGCTGTGCCGGTAGTGAACCTGCCGTTTTCCGTAAGTATCTCCCACTCACTGGAGCCAGGATCAAGTTCAAACTCAAATCCTTCAAGAGAATAGCTGGTAGAGGCCAGTAGGTTTTCCACGTTTGTTTTTAGATCTTTCGTGTAATCCCAGTTCTTCTGGGCAAAGGTATTCCACAAATCATGTTCGCCAAGCAGGTCTACCCTTCTTCCTCCTGGCACAGTTACGTTTGAAAACCTTGGATACAGTTGCGCTGCTTCCTGCATAACGCCTGGAACTATCTCAAAGTTGCCCGTTGATATACCCTTCAGGTAATCGACGGGATTGTTACTGTTTCTGGCATCATCTATACTGGGAGCAAGAGCTGCCGAATAATCGTATTGCCATGTGCCGAGCATGTTCTCAACAATCGCAACGGGGTCAGCGGTGCCAATGGATATTGCAGCTATTATCGGAGAGATACCCAGCTTATCAAGCAGTGCGGTTGCCGCATCAAGTCTCTGTTCATCGGAGAGATCCTCATTCGTAAACGTATCGAGGGAATCCCGTATGTAAGTAGGGATTACACCTGCGTCCTCCCCTGCAATTATTCCCTGCCAGAAATAATCATCCTTGGTTATCACGATTGGAGAAGTAGTAAGGTTGTTAGAATAATTTGTTGCAACATCAACCCCGATAGAGTTGTATGTGTCCATTCCCTCTTCACGGAAAAATACTTGTTTTCCCTGTCCTGTTTTTTCATCAACCTCGAAGTTGTAGAACATATTCTGTCGCGCCCAGCTTTCAGCATTTGCCGGCAGGGAGCCGGTAGCGCTGTAGTAACTGGCTGAAAAATCATTTGCCGCATCAGCAACAAGTGCGTCCAGATCGACCTCGCTTCTCGTGGGGTATTTAGGGAAAACCTGTCCTAACACATCTTGTTTAGCTTTTTCAATCACCTCAAGTGTAAGTTCAAGCTGTCCTGACAGGTATGCCTCTGGAATAGGTAATTTATGCAGTGAAAAACCTGTCGACTCTAGTTCATCACGATAATCTGTTTGCCACTTAGGATCCGTCCACCCATCTCCTATACCACGCCAACCATTTAAGTGATCAAGCATATCCTGCTGAGTCTTAAAAATCGTTGCGGCAGGGTTGAAGATATTATCAACATTTATCTGGCTGCCTGGCGGGTTAGACCACTTGTTCCACACGGTCAATGCATGGCCGCTGGATGAATGGTCGTCAAGAATGTTTTCGGCCATCGTGTTCCTTTCACTCAGGGGGAGGGCTAAAAGTTGGTCATTCGTATACGATTTCGTGGTGTCACGGGGAACAATCCAGAACCTGAAGCCCTTATTCCTGACAAAGGAGTTATTCGTGTCATCAGGAGTGAAATAAAAACCACCCTTCGATGTTGCATCGAAGTAGTCCTTCTCCATTCCATAGCCTGTACCCTCGATATCCCAGCGGGTGGTAGCAATGTATTTACCTGGAGTTAGAAAACCTCCTTCTCCCTCGACTGCATAGTGACCTGGTTTATGAGACATAGAGCTGCCTTATAGCCCTTAACTTGTCTCTTGAAGGCGGGGATATGCCAATGCCTTTCATCTGTTCACTCAGGGAGGGCTGTTGTATTTCAGCCTGACGCCTTCCCCTCATAGGCGGTGTTTTCTTTTTATCAGCATCCTCTGACAGGTGTTCATATTCCTGTGTTACTGCTGCTATCGCGTCTGAAAACGGGTTGTTAGCGGGCAAGGTCTATCCTCTCAGGTGTGTATGTATCGGGTGTTAATGGCGTGTTAAGGTCTGCCGGCCCTGCGCCTCCCGGCCCTGGTGTCGGGCCTCCCATCGGACTGGCTCCTCCTGCCCCGTTGACGCCTGGAATCTGCGGTGCCATGGCCTGTTGCCTTGCGGCTATCTGTTCTGCCGCGGCTCCTGCGTTTTCCTCGTCAACGAGTCCCATCTGCTGTGCGACTAGCGTCTCGATCCTTTCCCTCACTGCTGGCAGGTTCCTGACTGCTTCCTCGATGAGCCTCTGCTTTATCTCGGAGCCGTTCTCGTAGCCTGCGGTCTCGTAGTAGGTCATCGGGTCGATGAGTCCTGCGCCGTACTCGCTCATGGCCATCTGTCTTAGCTGCATCTCCATGACTGGTTCCGCGTGTGGGAACGCTATCTGTATGCTGTAGACATTATGTATCTCACTTTTACGCAGGTTCTTGCCGTCTGCGCCGATCCCGTCAGAGAGTTCCGACACCGTGTCCACCATTTGCAGGATCCGTGATCCCACGATGGAGGCCATGTGTTCCCTCTGCAATGCCGGCGCTGAGAACGTACGCATACCTGCCGTGTTGAGAATTGCCTGCTGACCCACGGTTGTGACTCCTGCCTGTCTTACTCCTGCGAGTGCTGACGAGTAAGTGCCGAGTTCGAGGGTTGAATCTGTCTGTGAGCGGAGCTGCAAGGCCCATCCTGGCACGTCTGGTGTGTTCATCACCCAGTAGTCCCCGAGATCTCCTTCCAGTATTCCCTCGTTGGATATTGCCTGTGCGAGGGTCATCGGATCCCGTGATGTACCCATCGGCGCAAAGGCGAATCTAAGCAGTATCTGGTGGAACGCTGAAATTTCCTGCGTCCTCTTCCTGATTGTTTCCTTGTTAGAGGTGAGGATACCGTGTGCGAAGTTGCTCGGATCTCCTCCCCTGTCTCCTATGTCCATGCCCCATCCGCTGAAGGCGTGAACAAAAGGGACGAAGCCCCACGTATTCTTCTCCATCCAGATGGGTGTTGCCGATCTTGAGGCCGGAGTGCCGTAGGGCGGCATAGGGTTGGCGACAAGTTTTACGTGCCAGTACGGTGTCCAGTAGTCCCATGTCTCCACCTCGTCCCACGGGTCTCTATCACCCATGT